TAGCCGCGGTAGCACAGCGAAGTCATGCTGTGGCGGGGTTTTAACCGCGGTAGCACAGCGAAGTCAAGCTGAGGCTGGGCGATAGCCGCGGTAGCACAGCGAAGTCATGCTGTGGCGGGGTTTTAGCCGCGGTAGCACAGCGAAGTCATGCTGTGGCGGGGTTTTAACCGCGGTAGCACAGCGAAGTCAAGCTGAGGCTGGGCGATTGCTCACGCCAGCTGAGGCGGGCTGCAAGCTAGTAGGTCATTGCCAGGCCAGGCTATTCATGAACTGCGCAGCCGTAAAAAAAATTATAGAACATATACACGGCTGCAATAAAATATTATATAATATAATAAAAGTTTAAAAAAAAATATGCAGCTGCTATTCAGCAGCAGAAAGTGAGGTTGTATTATGTCAAATTTTATTTCAACAAGCAACACACAGCATAAAAATTATTCAGAGGCTGCCGCATTGCAAGTCTTAATCAGGCAGCTACGTTCAGCTCTAAGAGAAATGAACGATCATTTTGACGACCCTGACTATGCAGTAGCTCCCGACATTATTATAACTGTTGGCGGTGTCTCAGTAGCATTCGTCTTAGGCGGTCCACAAGCGCAAGCACTCTATACATTCGTCGACAGCATTGCAGCAGAAAACGGCTACGTCGTCGACTTGAAAGAACATACAGTTACTGAGTAGCCGATCAGTTACAAAGAGAGGAGTGATGCTGCATGAATAAATTATCGGGGGCAAGCTACAGCGCAATACACGACGCAATATGCAACCAGCTCGATTATCTTGGAGGCGGCGAGCAGTACGAATTACTGCTGCAGGCTCTGAATGAACTGAATGCAATATATTACGGAGAGGAAGTGAATATAATGATTAGTCTGAGATTGACAGATGTGGCTGAAAGCTACAGGGAAATGCTACGTACCATCGGCGCGGATGCCGACGTTCATGCAGCAATCATGGATAATTTCTACAAGCTATGTGAAACCAGTGGCATCGGCGATAAAACTGCAGTGCAGTCGTTATGTCCGGATATTACTGACGAGGAGTATTATGACGGCTGGAGCAAATAAATAACACACTACCGCGGATGTAGGCAAATACATCTAAGACTGACAATAGCCACTGCGCAGCAAGCAATTGCTGCGCATTTTTATATATTTGAGCGCAGTACGGCGACGCCAGGCTGAGGCTGGGTTTTAGCCGCCGGTTATTATCTCGCCTGAGCAAGGTTTTAGTCGCGGCAGTACGGCGACGCCAAGCTGAGGCTGGGTTTTAGCGGCGGGGTTACTATTTCACTTGAATGAGGTTTTAGCCGCGGTAGCACAGCGAAGTCATGCTGTGGCGGGGTTTTAGCCGCGGTAGCACAGCAAAGTCATGCTGTGGCGGGGTTTTAGCCGCGGCGGCACAGCGAAGGCATGCTGTGGCGGGCGTTAGCCGCGGTAGCGCAGCGAAGTCAAGCTGAGGCTGGGCGATTGCTCACGCCAGCTGAGGTGGGCTGCAAGCTAGTAGGTCATTGCCAGGCCAAGCTATTCATGAACTGCGCAGCTATAAAAAATATTTCTATAAACTGACATAATCCGCGGTTATATATGATATAATATAGGTATAGTCAATGATGGCTAAATAAATTATGCAGCTGCTATTCAGCAGCAGAAAGGTGGGTTATTATGAACAAGACTGAACGTTATTTCTGGGACAATGAGAGCTGCACTGTTATTACAGAGCAGACGCTACGCGCGGACTTCGATGAGCTTAAAGCAACTGACAGCGAATTCAGCAGTATGTATGCTACATTTGAGCATTATGTGGAAGCCTGCTGCAGCAAGAATGGTACCTTGCAGCTACTGCGCAAGGGTCCAGGTCAATTTAATTCCGTCGGCGATGATGATGTCGGTGTAGTATATCAGTTTTTAGCTTTGTTGGAAGCTATTTGCAACAGAGAAAAACCTGGCTGTGACGTCAAGATAGTAGTAGACGGATATATACTAGAGGCATATGACCACCCAGCGTTAATGCAGGGCCTAATTGATGCTGTAAGCTACTATGCAGAAGAAATAAGCTAATAGCCACCGCGCAGCAAGCAATTGCTGCGCATCTTTATATATTTAAGCGCAGTATGGCGACGCCAAGCTGAAGCTGGGTTTTAGCGGCCGGTTATTATCTCGCTTGAGCAAGGTTTTAGCCGCTGCGGCACAGCAAAGGCATGCTGTGGCTGGGTTTTAGCCGCGGTAGCACAGCGAAGTTAAGCTGAGGCTGGGTTTTAGCGGCCGGTTATTATCTCGCTTGAGCAAGGTTTTAGCCGCTGCGGTGTGGTTTTGCCAAGCCGCAGCTGGGTTTTAGCCGCGGGGGCATTGCGTTGCCAAGCCGCAGCTGGGTTTTAGCCGCGGGGCATTGCTCAGCAGAGCTGTGGCTGACTGCGACCATAAAAAGGCCGCAGCTTTCGCTGCGGCCTTGGGTCCTATTTGACTGACCGGGGCTTTTCAGCCCCAGTCTCTACATCAGTCTCTTCAGAAGCTCGACTATTTTTTCTTGACTTAATTTTCCTGAACTTTCTATCGTGTCTATTATAGTTTGAACATCTGTTTTTCTGACGTGTTCGTTGTCAACCGGCTTAATCTTGTGTCTTCTTTCTATTAGCATTCTTTCAATCTCGCAAGCTTTTCTGTATTCGTCGTTGTCACCTTCTACATCCGTCAGCCACCTAGTTAGTGTCTTTTTTGATTGAATTGACCTGATTGCTTTAATCGTTTCATCGTAATCGAGCTGATCAATGTCTTCTTGTGTGTATTGTGTGACAGGCTTTTCTCTAGGGTCTAAAAGTTGTCTTGCTTCTTTTAAGACTTGTTCATACTTGAGCACTTCGGCCATTTCTTTTTCATAAGAGCTTTTGCCTTTTTGCTTTTTAAGACGGCATTTAACTGACTGAATCCTTTTAAGCTCTTTTTTAATCTTTTCTACGTCGTTGTCAAATCTGTTGGCAATTTTTTCGATTTCTTTTAAACTTGTTGACACTTTTTTATAACCTCGCTTTCTTTTATTATTATTTTAACCGAATAATAGCAGTTTCGATCCTTCCCACGTCAAAACTGATTATATTTATTATTCGATTAAAATTATTATTTAATTTTCAATGTTCATTCTCTATTATAATTATATTATAAATAATAATAAAAAAGAGCTGATATATTGCACAAAAATTATAAATTTTTTCTGTGCATATCTGCTAGGCCTGGCACCGCGGCGCAAGATCCAGACAACAATCCGAAACCCCAAAGAATAAACCAAGCCAAGTAGTATCGCGGCGGCGCATCCACACCGGAAAAAGATAGCTTAACCCCAAAGAATAGAAGCATTCTAGCATTCTAGCGCCCCAGCCCCCATGTTTAAGTTTAAGGAGGCATTAGAATGGTCCTGTAGTTTATAATTGACTTGTTGCACGTCCGTGAGTAAGGCCTAGGGTATTTATATATTAAAGATACAACGTACGTGTAATGAGTCGGCTTATTTCTAGACATTCTTGTAGCTATATCGGGTAACTGTGTGACGTATAATATAAATAAGGAGGTGTTGTTATGCTTATTAAATGTCCTAAGTGTGGACAAGATAAAGAAGCTCATCCAACAGACACCCACCTTTGTGTAGATTGTGTGCATGCTGAGAATAATCGGCTTACGTATTATAGGCAGCATCAAGGCGACTGGATAGCAGAAGCTAAGGAACAGGGGATAGCACCTTGGTTAATGCAACCCGGCGAAACTCAATGGGAGTACACTGTGTGGACAGCTTACCGTGATAGCTACCCCGGTAAGAAACCCACTTATAGCGACGTGGCGAAGCAGTTAGGTACTACCTACAATGTAGTTAAGAAGATAGCGCAGCGGTGGAGTTTTCCTGTACGTATGCAGCTATGGATGGCTGAATGTGACAGAATTACAATGCTGCAGCGCAAAGAAGAGATTCTTAGCATGAATAAAGCACATATCGACATGGCAACCAAGTTGCGAGAGAAACTCAACGCCGCTATAGATGCTATTGATCCTAGCACATTGAAACCAAGTGAGATAGCGTCGCTCGCTAAATTGTCTGCGGATATGGAGCGCAAGGCTAGGTTAGACTCTGAGGCCCAAGAGGATATGAGGAGACAATTGCTTGTAGATAACTCCAATCCAGAACTTAAGAAGGTACAAACTAAGCAGAGCGACCTCGGCGAGGTGTTGCAGATTCTATTGAAGGCAGGTGCGCTAAAGAACATTACCACAATTGGCGTCAAAGAGACAACTACAAGAGAAGTAGTAGCCCGTGATGATGAAGGCAACATAGCTGCTATGATACAAGGGGAGGACGACTGATGGGACGCAACAAAAGGATGTATGGAAGCTTTCCGTCTGAGGATATTGACGGTAAGCGCCGCTGCGTGTTTTGTGGTGAACTTAAACCATTTAGTGCTTTCTATAAGAATGGTTATAACCCTGATGGTAGTACGGCGTATCGTCAAGATTGCAAAGTGTGCTACAATATAAGGCGCCGTGAGAATAAAGCGAAGAAGAAACATTCAGACTTTATTGGTGGGCAGAAGCGCCGCGGCGAAGTTGAGCCAAGCTTATCACACCAAGAGTGGAAAGAGGTACTGATTTACTTTGGCGGTGAGTGTGCTTATTGCGGAAGCACACCGAAGCGAAGGCAACGACTAACTAAGGATCACTTACAGGCTGTAAGCGCTGGTGGAAAAACCTGCTTAGAGAATATAGTGCCGGCGTGTAGCTCGTGTAACAGTTCTAAAGGTGCTGAGGATTTCAAAGAATGGTTCATACGTCAACCATTCTTTAGCCAAGAGCGCCTGAATCGTATATTCAAATGGAGGTCGATAATGAGGCAGGCAAGAGAGGAATAGGAGGGGGTCTATCATTGGAAATTGATTTAGGTAAAGTAGACAAGGCCACGCTCCAAGCAATGCTGACGCCACGATTGACTAAATATATACCGTTTGAACCCACGCCTAAACAACGCGCTTTCTTACTTATGAACGATTGTAAGGAGATACTATATGGTGGCGCTGCTGGCGGAGGTAAATCGGTTGCGCAGCTAATGGGAGCCTTACAGTTTGTAGATATACCAGGATACTCGGCTATCTTATTTCGTAAGACATATGCCGACCTTGCATTACCTGGTGCGTTAATTGATATGTCAAAACAATGGCTAATGCCATTTGTAGAAACTAAAGAGGTTAAGTGGTCTGAGAAAGAAAAGCAATATGTGTTTCCATCAGGTGCAACGTTAAACTTTGGTTATCTGGAGTCTCCTAATGATTGTTATAGATACCAGGGAGCTGAATTCCAGTATATTGGTATGGATGAGGTAACGCATATTGATCCAGCTAACTATAGGTACTTGTTTTCTCGTTTGCGTAAGCCAAAGTCATTGCAAGTACCATTGCGTTTTAGGGCCACAGCAAACCCTGGCGGAGAGTTTGGAGAGTATTACTATCAGAGATTCTTTGTAGAGGGACCGGAGAAGGGGCGCATATTCATTCCAGCTGGCATAGATGAC